GAAAAGACTCTGGTTTAGTTATTGTTCCATCGAATTTTATAGATTCAAACTCTTGTATATACAAATTATTTTTATCTATCTTTTTGCAAATATCATTGTAGTTTTTAATTTCTTGCTGTAAAACGCCTATTTCTTGTTGTAAATAAGATTCTACTTCTGGTATGGTTACAGACACTTTTTTATCAGGAATAGAAGCACTACTAAGAAAGTCTTCTATAGATTTAAGTTCACCTTGTAGTTTAATATTATCTTTTTCTGTAGCAGATGTTTTAAATTTAATCTTATCACCTATGGTAATATACTTTTCTAGATTGAATAAATTGATTAAAAACTTTTTACGATTTGTGTCTGTAGCCTTAAGAAAGTCTAATAAATCAGTAGATGACTGGTAAGTTAATTGTGAAAATACTTCAAAATCTGTACCTACAACTTCTGATATTTTTTTATAAGTATCTAATACTTTATGTTCTGACTCATCTACTCCATCTTTTATAAACTTAACTTTAGTTTGTGCCCCTGATCTGGTGACTGTAATTTCGCAGTCACTAAAATCACAAATAAAAGTTAGAGAAGCGTTCCAAGACTTTCCTTTTACCCAACGATTAAGAATATCTGTTTTTTTAATACCTTTTACATTTTTATTAAATAGTATTTCTTGTATTATCATAGCAATAGATGATTTACCACTACCATTAGGAGCAGTAAGCTGTGTAATACGACTTGTATCTAAATTAATTACATTATTTTCTCCATAAGAAAACATATTTGAAAATGTTAATTGTTTTAATACTATATTACTCATAATATTCTTCTTTAAATCCTTTGTCTTTAAAAATTTGCCTCATATATTGTAAGGTAAATCTTTCCCATGTTATAAACGTTTGTCTACGATTATTATGTGTTGCAAATAGTTTGTCTTCAAGTACAGGTATAATATTAGCATTCTTTTCCCATCCTGTCATTTTAACTCTTCGTGTGAGTTGGGGGAATGCTTCATAAATAAAATCATTATTCTTGTCCCCTGGCTGATCAGCATCAAAAGCAGCAGCATAGTGACAAAATATAGGTTCTAAAGAGGTAAAAGTAAAAAAGTTTTTATTTCTGGATATAGCATATTTAATTATATTAGGGGAATCTTCCCACCAGCCTACACCAATCTTTCTATGAAAATCAGGATTATGACCTGAAAAAATTATAATCTCATTTTCTTTAGTTACATAGTCAAATATATTGGTCAATGCTACTTGCGAGTAAGAATGAGTAAATTGTCCGTGCTCTACTGCTTCTGGTATTGTTTTTCTAACCATTTTATTCATAGACAGATTAACGATTTCTAAGTCAATTTCTCTTTCCTTACAGTATTTAGCTGCATAACCAATATCAAAATCATTTGTGCCATCAAACAATCTTTGGGATATCGCCCTAAAAGGAATACCCTGTGTATAAAAAGATTCAGCTGTTACTTCTGAATCTATACCGCCACTCAAAGCCAATACAAATTTATAGCCACTATACTTTTTAGCAAACATAGAAACTAACTGATTTAGATCACTTTTAAAAGACGATCCTCTACGTTTGTATTCTGGCACAGTTACTTTACAGCCTAAAGAAGGCATGAAGGCAGAACATATATAACTTTGATTGGGCCTAAGATATGAATTATTTTGTATGTATTCCCAATATACTCTATTTAGTGATAGATCAATTTGCATATATACTTTTAAACTCCGTTAATACTTTATCTGTATCTGCTACTTTAATATGCTCTAAGTACATTTCTAATTCTTCGTGTATGGTTTTGTTTTTTAGATCCAATGTAGAACCTTCTGTTGGTTTTTCTACCATCTTCTTATCTAACAGTTCAGAATTAGCTATACTTGCTAATTCATCTAATGAACCTGTAATCTCATATATTACATGATGTCTTGCGTCTGTTTTCATATCTTCACCCACTGTAATTTTACGACGTAGCAGTTTGGGTAAATCTAGATTGTGAAATGTTCGAGTATAGTTGTGTGAGTCTACCACATCATAAATATCTACTCCATATTCACGCGAATCATCTCTATCAAACGTGGTATTTAACGGAGAGCCAGGGTAGTAGCAGTTACTGTTACCATAACGATGATTAAAGTGTAGATCACCAAGTAAACATAAGCCCCAAGGGGAGAGTAAGGAAAAATCATATTCAGGTGTAATATGTGGAGGCACTTCACCCCTGATATGCGTAACCAGAATATCATCTTCAATATATTCTGGTAAATTGTTGATCTGCATTTCACCATACGGGAAAAAACAGAATGATGTTTTACCCACAGTTGCGCGTCCATTCTTCGTAAAAACATGTACGTTCTCATTTTTAATAGCATTTCTTTCGGTAAAATGTTCAAAGAAAGATTCTCCTTTTCTGGTAGCTTCATGATTGCCAGGAATGATGTAGGTTGGTATGGTGACTGAATTGATATAGCTTAAAAATAAACAGATTTCATCTGGTTCTGGTTTTTTATCAAATATGTCACCAGCTATAATATGAACATCACAGTCACGCTCAAGATCTAACAGTTTAGTAAACATGCTTTTGAATCTTGACATTTGCCAAGTGTATGGTACTTTTTTCTTGTGCAGCAGGATATGCCAATCTGCACTGCATAATATTTTAGTCATTTAGTATATCCTTTATTTTATTGGCTACTCTACGATTCCAAATAGGTCCGTAGTGTGATCCATCAGGTGCAAAATCACAATTTGGTAACTGTAGTCCATCATTTTTTCCAGTGACTATACCTCCAAATTCTATTTCTAAATCTCTTATGCTTAAACATATTATTCTATCTTTATAAATTGACTCAAGTATATCTTTATATTGTTCATCTAAAAGTTCAAAATGTTGACCAGTAAGCATTATCTTTCTTACTGCATCTGACGCCTTATCTGATACTAATCTTTCTGCCATAGTAAAACCATCTTCAGCATATATATTAATTCTACCAGAGTATGTCCATAATACAATTAACTTTTTAACATTAGTATTAGCCAATACTTTTAAAGAATTAAGAAATGTATGCTCTCTTGAAGCCCCGTTAGCTCCTAAGTTTACACAATTAACATTAGTAATATTTGTTAGTATACTTGGTATAGTATTTTCATTTAGATTAGACTCTCCAAATACATGAGAACAGCCAATCATTGCATAACTTGTTTTCCAGTCTATTGTATCAAATTCAGCACATCTAAATTTTTGAGAGTTTAGTTGCTCTTTAGGAGTATATTTTTGTGTAGCTTTTATGCCTTTATCGGCTATGGTTAGTAATTGTAACATTTAATAAATTGTCTTTCGTAGAAAAGTATGCTAATTTAGTTCGTAAGCAAGTGAACAAAGTTACACCGTAGGTGAAAAGCTATTGAACACGCGTCGCCTATATGATGTTGCGTTGGCACGGAGTGCCACAACGGGGAACGTAGTTCCATATAGTTTTGTAACTGGCTACACTTACGTCCATTTTTCTATACGTTGATCAGGACCGCAATAACAAGCTACAAAGGGACAACGTATAGCTCCTGCAGGTTTTATAATATTTTGTTTATAAATATTTCCCATTATAGCTTTATTATAGTTTAGTAAACATGCACTGGGGTATACATTACCATTAGGCATAATATGTAATCTATCTCTTCCTACAGCACAGTACATTCCTTTATAGTCTATATTATGGGCATCAAGTTGATTAGATTTAGTAACTCTACCATCTAACTCTGTAACAGTAAATTCTACTGTAAAATCTCTATGATAGGTAAATTGTTCTATTTGTTCTGGAGTATAGTCAACTTCTTTATCAGTTACGTCAGCACCTTGAGTGTGTTGATTAGTAATTCTCTGTAGATGTACAAAATGTTCTCCATATAATTTTTTCAAGTCGTCTATTAGTTTTATAGCTTCATTCCAATAGTTTAAAGGAGCAGATACACTTACACTTCTTATAAAATTTTTATCATGTAGTATTGCTATATTTTCCATAAATTTTTCAGTAGCAAATTCTGGATGCCAACTGGCTATTATGAATTTTTCTAAATGTTTATCTATCTTATTTATATAGCTTTTAGCAGGAGTTGCCAAGTTAGTAGTTATTTTAGGTACATAATTATAAGTACTTAACCAATTAATTAATTCTGGCCATTGCTTATATAATGTAGGTTCTCCCCCTCCTATACTTAATTTAATAGTTTTATTGCCAAAATAATCTGATAAATATTTAAAAGAATTAATATATTCGGGCAGTTCTTTAAACATAAAAGCTTTTGAATTATCAAAGGTTCCACAGTAAGTACAGGTATAATTACATCTTTGTGTTAAAAGCCAATCAGCTTCTACTTGAAACTCTTCAACTTTAGTTACTAAGGCTTTAATTTTTTTCTTCATACTTTATTATCCATGCTTCTTCAAAAGACTCTTTAGAGTATACTTGTATTTCATGATTTCCCCATATTCTTTTAAAGTAGCTATCATACATTGCAACAATATATTCATCTGTCCATTCATCAGGTATTAAGTGACCTTTGACGCACCAATGCATAAAATGTGCCTCTTTTAAAGACACATTCATATACATACTATATGAATTAAGTTCTCGAAGATATTTTTTCATTATAATACCTTAGAATAAATAGCTCCCGATTAAAACCGGGAGCTTATATAATTTAAGAAACAGCAGTATGTGTTATAATTTTAGTAACATCACCTTCAAAAGAGTATGTTCCTACATGATTAAGATTTGTATTAGGATCTAACCAAATTTCTCCACCAAGTTTTTGCCATCTTCTACAAAAAGTATAATCTTCAGATAAATATCTATTATCTTCTGGATCATGTATTGTATCAAAGAATGAGTAACAATATTTATTAAACTTCTCATCAATATTGGAATCATTACGATAATGTAATTCAGGATATGCTTCCATCATTTTTTCAACAGTTTCTCTCTTAACTAAAAAAAATCCTGTAGACGCATCTAATACTTCTACTGCACCATTTTCAATTCTGATCTGCTTTTTTTCTTGATTAATAAACTTAAAATTAATTGCATATTGAATGGGTAGAGCTTTTTTAGGATAAGCGGCAGCCATAATAGGTTTATCATAAGCCATCATTCTAAGAAGATCATCTGCTTGAAACTCAATATCTGCATCAACAAACATTAAATGAGTACAATCACTTTCTAGAAACATAGCAGTAAGAATATTACGTCCACGAGTAATTAATGATTCATTTCTCAGGGTAGTAATTCTAAAATTAATACCGTGCTGCATAAATGTTTGAGAAGTTCTAAACATTGATAAAAAGAATTGATCTGTAACTTGTCCTCCATAACAAGGAGTAGCAAAAAAGATATTCATTTTTCTTAGTTCATTCAAGTCAATAGTAGCTTGATCACCTTCTACAGATTTAAAAGCACCAAATGATTTATTTGGTGCTTCTTCTTTATTAGGATTAGAATCTGTATTTGTAGATCCCATATCCGCTAGTGATTTCTTCATGCTAGGTCATCCACATCCTCTTGTGGTTTAAATTCATCGGAGACATCTCCAGCGAAATAAGCAGTATTTTTAAGAAGCCATTCTTTTTGCTCCTCATATGTTTGACGCTTGTAAATCTTACTTAGATCGAACAGTTCTAAACCTTTTTCCGCATCTGTTAGTGCTGCATTGTTACGTGCAGGAATACAAGTATATTTAACATTTTGAGG